GGATATCAAATAATTCAGAGATAAAGTTTTTTAATTCTTCAATCTGTTCTTTCATTTTTAAATTTTTAGAATCGTTAAACATTTGCACTACTTTATCCTTGTTTTTGTAGTTACACTTATATATATCAAATTTGGCAGCCAAAGCAATAGGTTCTTCAATAGAATTAATAAATCCTGCTTCAAGAGCCTCTTCAGCACTAAACCAAGTTTCAGAATCCATCCAAGATTGAATCTCAGATTCTTCTTTACCTGATTTTGCCATATAGATAGAGACAAGTTTACTACTCATTTTATCCATAAGGTCAGCAGCTTTTCTCATATCTTTAGAATCCCCTGTTTCTCCCCCCCATACATTATGTATCATAAGTAAACTGTTTTCACTCATAATAATTTCATCACCTGCCATAGCAATAATAGATGCTATAGATGCAGCGAGTCCCTCAATACGAGTAACAACTTTTTGGGGAGTGCGTCTTAGAGCGTCATAAATAGCAAGTCCATCTATAACACTACCACCTGGTGAATTTATACGCAGTAATATCTCATTTTCTTTTGGAACATTAGCCAATTCTTCAATAAAAGTTTTAGAGTCAATTCCAAATGTACCTATCTCATCATAAATAACCACTTCGGTAGAGGATTCTGATAGGTTTTTTATATTATACCATTTCATAAGCGGTGGGTTTTAAAATGCAATTATACAATAAATGGAACTCTTTTACAGGAAATTTGTGGAATAAACAGGAAATGTTTGTAGATTTTTGTAAATTTGTTGAAAAAAATTTGGAATTGTCAATAATTATTCGTTTTATTGTATTCTAATTCAAAATTATTTATATGTCAAAACAAACAAAAGAAAATCCTGAACCAACATACTTAGATAGGTTGTTGGAGTTAGGTGTGATGTGGGGAGTATCTCACGATTCATTAAAAGAAGTAATCAACGAAATGTATAATATAAAAGAGAAACAAAATGGAGGAAACTAAAAAAGACATTTTAAGAAGATTATTTGTGCAAAACAATTTGGTAAAAGAGGATGTATTTAAACATCAACACTTTACAATCATCACAAGAGCAGGTATTGATAAAATACAGGCTGCTAACAGCATACAAATCAAATATGATTTAGTAAACCTTTCACCTGACCATTCTCATTGTTTAATAAAAGCAACAGGAATTATGGGTGATACTACTATTGAAACATTTGGTGAAGCAAGTCCTAAAAACACTAACAATTCTTATGTGTGTTCAATGGCAGAAAAAAGGGCTATGAGCCGTTGTGTTTTAAAGTTAGCAGGTTTTTATCAACACGGAATCTTCTCAGAAGATGAGTCTGATGATTTCAAAAACAAATAATATGAGTGCAAAGAAAGATTGGATTGATGATGTTTTAGATGATGAACCTATTGCTTGGTGGCAAATATCTAAAATAGAGGGTTTATGTCAGACATCATCAGTCGGATCTAATTATGCCAACTTAAAATTAGAAGAATTAACTTACGAACAAGCAAACGAAATAATTTATGACCTCAAAGAAAACGATAATCCAAGGGACTGTAGGGATCAGTTTTACAAAGCACTTAAAAGATACAAGTGATTTAAAAAAAGTACACAGAGTTCTAAATTTAATGACAAGTAATATATTAAATTGGAAAAGTGGCTCTTTAAGAATAGAAAAGTATATAGAGTTTTATAAAATGATACCTGAAGAACTTTGGAGTGAAACACCTATATTTTATTACAGAAAAGAAAAGTTTGATGGTATGGGTTTTTTGGGCGAAAGTCCACACAAGTTTAATGTTCCATCTAAAACATTATCAATGTATTTTCAAGAAATTTTAGGCTATCCTGCAGTTAGAGTGTGTGACAATGATATAGAAGAATTTATGTGTATTAAAAGTCCAAAAAAACGATTTATAGCAGCATTAAATAAAATTAAAGAAAATTCAACAACAACAAGAATGTCTAACATTTTTAACAAAGCAAAGGAGATTTACAATGAAAGATACTATTAAAGACAATAAAATAAATTTACTTTTTGATGTTACAGAAGCCTTAACAGGAATAAGTAGAAAATCAATAGTCGGTAAAAAAAGAAATAAAGAATTTATACTTCCTAGACATATAGTAGGATATATGTTACACAAAGAACTTGACATAACAATTATGGAAAGTGGTAAATTAATAGGAAGAGATCATTCTACCGTTCACCATTACTGCAAAAATTATGATGATAATATGAAATTTTATAAAGAGTTTAGAGAATTATATAAACTTATATCAGAGTCTTATTGGAGTCAAATAATGGAAGCAGATGTAAAAGACTTGTCATTAGAATTAAAACAACTTCAAAATCTAATTGACATTTTAAATGAAAAGAAGAAAAAATTATTAACAATAACTAACTAAATTTTAAATTATGACAGATACTAAGTATTTAAACGGAATCCTTATTAAGGAAAGAACATTTGACAACGGAGGTTCTCAAATGAAAATAAGTATTAAAACTGAAGATTTTATCAACGAACTAAAAGAAGTTGATGAAAATGGATGGTGTAACCTTATTATGAATAGGAGACAAACTCCATCTGATAAAGGTGTTACACATTATATTAAAGTAGATACCTGGAAACCTGATCCTAACAAGGCTGCAGCTCCTGTTTCTAACTCTAATGATAAAGATGATTTACCATTTTAATACATCCCATTTTAATGGTAAGGTTGATGCAGGGTGAAAGCCCTGCTCTTCCAAAACAAACAAGCAAATGAAAAGAAAATTTAAAGGTATATGGATTCCAAACTATGTTTGGCTTTCAAAAGATTTAACATTACAAGAAAAGGTATTTCTAGTGGAAATAGACTCCTTGGATAACAATGGGGGTTGTTATGCGAGTAATGCCTATTTTGGAAAGTTCTTTGGACTTTCTACCACTAGAGTATCTCTTGTAATTAAATCACTTATAGATAAAGGTTATGTTACATCAAACATAAAGCAAGAAGAGGGTAATAAACGATTATTAAACACCTCTTTAACAAAAGTTAAAAACCCTATACAACAAAAGTTAAAACATAATAATAAAGATAATAATAAAGAGAATAAAGAAAAGGTTGTTTTGTTTGAAACTTTTTGGAAATTATATCAAAAACCTATAGGTAAAAAATCAGCAAAAGAGAAGTTTTTAAAACTATCTATTGAAGATTGTAATAAATGTATTAAGGTTACCCCTATATATATTCAAAACACTCCTGATAAGAAGTTTAGAAAACACGCAGTTACTTGGTTAAATCAAGAATGTTTTAATGATGAATATGATAATAATAATAATCAAGGCATATCAGATGGTAATTTAAAAGGTATGATACTATGAGTTCTTTTTATCAATATGGCATAGAGATAAAACAATCAAGAGGACAAACTAAAACAAAGTGTCCAAAATGTTCTCATGATCGTAAAAAGAAATCAGAACCCTGTTTGTCAGTTAACATTGATGAGGGTATATGGAATTGTCACAACTGTGGTTGGGCTGGAGCATTAAAAAAGTATAATTATATGGCAGAAATAAAATACATAAAACCTAAACCAAAAGTAACATCATCAACTTATACAAAAGAGTTTTTGAGTTATTTTAAAGAAAGAGGTATATCAGAAAAAACATTATTAGCAAATAAAGTTTCTGAGGGAAAAGAATATATGCCACAATGTGAAAGAGAACGAAATACAATACAGTTTAATTATTATAGAAATAATGAGTTAATAAACATCAAATATAGAGATGGAGATAAAAACTTTAAATTAGTTAAAGATGCAGAAAGAATACTTTATGGATTAGATGATATAATTGGGGAAAAAGAAATTGTAATAGTTGAGGGAGAATTAGATAAATTATCTTTTTATGAAGCAGGAATTAAAAATTGTGTTTCAGTTCCTAATGGGGCATCTAATTTAAAATTAGAATACTTAAAAGACTTACAAGAGGATTTAGAAAAGGTTTATATAGCAGTAGATGTTGATGAGCCAGGAATGAAATTAAGTGAAGAGTTATCAAGAAGAATAGGTAGAGATATTTGTTATAGAGTAGAGTTTGATGGATATAAAGATTCTAATGATTTATTAAGTAATAAAGGTTCAGATTGTTTAAAAGATATATTATCTAAAGCAAAACCATATCCACTAGAGGGGGTTATTGATGTTAACCTTTTTAATAAAGATATAGATATTTTATTTAATGAGGGTTTAAAAAGAGGTGATTTAACAGGGCATCAAGACTTTGATAAACTGTTTTCTTTTTCAACATCTCAATTAACTGTTATAACAGGAGTACCAACTCACGGTAAAAGTAATTGGTTAGAACATATTTGTATGAGATTATCTGCTCAACACGGATGGAATTTTGGTGTATTTTCACCTGAACATTACCCTTTACAATTACATTTCTCTGTATTAGCAGAAAAGTTTGTTGGAAAGTCTTTTAGAAAAGATACATTATATGATAGAATGAGTAGAGGTGAATTAGAATATGCCAAAAGATTTATCTCAAATCATTATCATTGGATTAGGCCTGATGGAGATGTTTTTACTATTGATGAGATATTAAAAGCCGCAGCAGGGTTAGTTAAAAGATATGGTATAAAAGGATTAATTATTGATCCTTATAATAAAATACACGCAAGTTTTAATGGACAAAGTGAAACACAATATATAAATGAGTTTTTAACTAAACTAACTATATTTAAACAAAAATATGATTTACATATATTTCTTGTAGCACACCCAAGAAAAATGAGTAAAAAAGATAATGGGTTATATGAAGTTCCTACTTTATATGATATTGCAGGTTCTGCTAATTTTTATAATCAAGTTGATAATGGTATAACTGTTTATAGAGATTTTCAAACAGGCAATAGTCACATATATGTTCAAAAAGTTAAATTTAGACATATAGGTGAAATAGGAGAATCTGTTTTTAAATATAATATACAAAACGGAAGATATAATCAATTAGAAGAGGAGCAAGACTTCTCAATGTATTTAAAAGAAAGTATTAATCAATTAAAAATAATTTAATTATGGCAAAACAAGATGCAATTATGAATAACACATTTGACACAAGTTCAACAGACGCATACGAATTTGATTGTGTTGATGGTGTTAATTACAATCAAGATACAGAGTGTTTACCTAAAAAAGATATAGTAGATATAGATATACCTGACTATTATATAGGTAGTAAATATAAATATGAAGCACGGAAAGTTGTGGAGGATTTTGAATTATCTTATAATATAGGTACTGCTGTAACTTATTTGTTAAGAGCAAAAAGAAAACATAATACTCCAAATGAATGTATTATAAAGGCTATGGCTCATTTAAAATTTGAATTAGAAAAACTTAAAAAAGATGAGTAGTTATATTGCTTACTTTGTATTTTTTTTTATTAGTTCAATTTTTATAATTTGGTATTTTTATGATCAATTCAGAAATTAAAATAGGAACAGATTTTTCAGGAATAGGTAGCCCTGAACAGGCTTTAATTAAACTTGGAGTAAAACATAAAAGTATGTTTGCTTGTGATTTTGATAAATATGCAAAACAAAGTTATTTAGCAAATTATTCACCAGAGATATTTTATGATGATGTTACAAAAAGAAATCATAAAGAAGCTCCTTATGTTGATTTATATGTTGCAGGGTTTCCTTGTCAAGCATTTTCTATTGCAGGTAATAGAGATGGTTTTGAAGATAGTAGAGGTACTTTGTTTTTTGACTTATTGCAATATCTTAAAGCAAAAAGGCCTAAATACTTTATATTAGAAAATGTAAGGGGTTTAACTAATCACGATAACGGACAAACATTTAAAGTTATAATAGATGCTTTAGCAAAAACAGTTAACAAAGAGGTTAGAGGTGGTTTATTTGCAGAACAACAAGTTCCTAATTTAGGTTATCATATTTATTATAAAATCTTAAATACAAGAGATTTTGGAATACCTCAAAATAGAGAAAGAATTTTTATTGTTGGATTTAGAGATGATAAACATTCTTTTAAATTTCCAAAAGAAATGCCTTTAAAAATAAAACTTAAAGACTTATTAGAAGAGAGAGAGGTTGATGAGAAATTTTATTTAAAAGATGAAACGGTAAAGAAGTTAATAGAATATACTAAAAGGAATAAAGAAAATGGAAATGGTTTTGGGGCTAAATTTCACGATATAGAAAAAGATGTTATGAGTAGCCTTAAAGTTGGTGGAACAGGAGCAGATGATTTAATTACTGTTCATAGTTTATATCCTAGAAGTGGTAATCCAAAGCAAGGAGGAACAGGACATTTAAAGAAAAAAGATGGAACTACTTACTGTATAGATACAGGTAATTGTCAAGCAATAGAGGTTGATAGTAATAAAGATATTATTCAAATAGGCAATATAGTAGATACAGGTAATTTTGATAATCCTCAAAGAGGTAGAATATATAGTAAAGAGGGAATATCACCTGCTTTAAATACTTGTGGAGGTGGCGGATTAGAACCTAAAATTGTTCATAAAAAAAGAATAAGAAGATTAACTCCTTTAGAGTGTTTAAGATTACAAGGCTTTCCTGATGACTTTTATTATAAATGTAAAGAAGAGGGTTTAAGTGACACACAACTTTATAAACAGGCAGGTAATAGTATGACTGTTGATGTAATGTATTATTTAATTAAACAAATTTTAAAAAATGAAGAAAACATTTCTGATTAATCCTGTGGCAAAACCAAGAATGACTAGATCTGATAGGTGGAAAAAAAGGCCTTGTGTTATAAAGTATTGGGAGTATAAAGATAAACTAAAAGAATTTTTAAATCTTTATGGACCAGAAATTGATGATGTTATTAAAGTGAAATTTGGCGTACCTATACCTAAGTCTTGGAGTAAAAAGAAAAAGCAGGAGATGCAGGAAAAACCGCATCAACAAAGGCCTGATGTAGATAATTTAGTAAAAGGTGTAATGGATTCTTTATTTCAAGAGGATTCACATATACATACTATAGAGGCTCAAAAGGTTTGGAGTGATGTTGGGTATATAGAATTTTATTATTAATCTATTATATTGCTTTTGGGGTGAAATCTATCTCTTTGTTTATATACTATATTTTTTGCTTGTTTTTCTGATAAATTATATTTAACAGATAAATCAATAAAAGTGTTACCAACATGACCCTT